TCGCAATACCGATTACGATGATCGATATTATGACGAGTGTTATATTTTCAAAACAAAATACACCGGGAGGGCATTTACGAACCATACCGAAACAATAATATCAAACGCAATAAGCTTGTTATTATTATAACATTTTATTTATTTTTTGAATCGTAAATATAATATAAAACCTTGTAATATAGGACGGTTCAAGACCGTATGAAACTACGATATTACAGTTGAAACCGTAATTATAATTTATTTCTTGCTGCCGCCAGGTGTCGCGAATCCCTTCAACATATCGGTGATTCCCTTAATTCCGCCTCCTCCGGTGAGTTGCGCCATAAACCCTTCGGCCGACTTTAACAGAGGACCCATTTCTTTCATGTTATTCATCAGTTCCTTTTGTTGGTTCATGAGAGATTTAGTCTGGTCCGTCAAACCGCGCACACCATCTTCACCAATAATATTTTCGATGTTATCATACGCTTGTTCTAATGTCGATGCGTAGTCGATTCGATTTGATTCTTTTGTACTATGCGCGTTTTCGCTGTCATGATCTTGTCCGTCATAGCTTGCCGGAGATAGCGTGGCCATACCTTGTTTGGTTTTTTTATTTTTTTGGTTATTCGTCGTTAAAGAACCCTTTTCTTTATCATTACCGTTTGTTTTCTTTTTTTGTTCTGTATCTTCGCCTTCGCCATCGCCATCGCCATCGGGCTCGGGCTTACCACCTTTCTTGGTCGCGGTGTCGGTATCGGTATCAGCGTTAGACTCTTCATTCGTATCCTTAGTTTTCTTTTTTTTATTGTCCATCCCTTCCATGACGCCTGGTGATCCGACCATTTCAAGTACAAACACCGTCGTGAAAGCAGTTAATAGCACAACAATCATATTTTTACTAAAGTACGAAGTAACGAGGCCGATTAATGCCATCAACACGACCGCATTTATGTTACTATTCGAAATATGACGTACAATACTTAATAATACTACCAATAAGCTTGCGTATAATACAAACTTATTCTGAAAAAAAGGTGTATTGAATAATCGATTCATATAATACGACATGAGTATATATTTTAAGAATATAATAAATTTATCGTTAGTAAATTGAAATTTATTTACATATGTGATATAATCATCGTATCACATATTTATATCAGGTCTCGATTTTGTATGTCACGCTATGAATTAGGATTATGTCAAACATTTAACGCGGCAATACACGGATTTAATGAGATTACAAGTTCACCGGAAATAAAGGAGCATTATATTTGTTTGTATACATTTCCATTCAAAAATACGTTCAAAGAAGATATCGCATTCGCAAAATGTTATGGCGCCACGGTTGAAATCGTAGAAACCATTTGGTTATCCCCAGGGAATGAAATGGTCGCAATATATAAAACATTTTGGCTGCGTATATTTCAACGCATGTGTCGGAAACGGGTAATTCAACGTAGATTCGCACGTTCGTCGCGGTTATATGCATTTCTTCTAAAACGAGAATACCAAATAACTAATATATCAATATAACCTCGCCCTCGGGGTCGTCCTCGTCCTCGCCCTCGGGGTCGTCTTCCTCTGTGTCTTCGTCTTCGACGTCTTCCTCGGGGTCGTCCTCGTCCTCGCCCTCGGGGTCGTCTTCATCGGTCTCCTCTGTGTCGTCTTCCTCGGTGTCGTCTTCCTCGTCTTCGTCCTCGCCCTCCTCGTCCTCGCCCTCGATGTCCTCGATGTCATCGATGTCCTCGTCTTCGTCCTCGCCCTCTTCGTCCTCGCCCTCCTCGTCCTCGCCCTCGATGTCATCGTCTTCGTCCTCGGTGTCCTCGTCTTCGTCATCGCCCTCCTCGCCCTCGGGGTCTTCGTCCTCGGTGTCCTCGTCTTCTCCCTCGGTGTCCCCGTATTCAGCAGATTCGGCATCATCATCATCGATATTCTCATTATCATCCATAAATGTAATTTCTTGTATCTTATCGATACTAACACCAATCACCGTATCTATATTTGTTAATTTTTCATAACTAGTTCGCATTTTTTTCAATAATAAGCCTATCCGTTTCTTGTCCTTCATCAATTCCGTTAATATTCCATTATTCTTTATTGAACTGCGGGTTGGCTTTAATGTGACTAGATTCTCTCGAATAATGTTATTAATGTGACGATATATTTCCTCTAAATATTGTAATTGATTTCGGTGTTCTTCGACCATCGTGTCAAATATACCCTTTGCTTTCATATACACCGATAGTAAATGCTTATTATATTTCATATTATGTCGAAGTTCAATCATTTTTTCGATGACTTGATGTTTCGTTTCTTTCCCACTTTTACGAAAATCATCAGCTGCGATGTCGCGAATAGCTAAAAAATCAGAATCCCCAAAATCGTTATTCATTTTTATATATTACAATATATTTCACAACCAGTTATTATTATATAATAAAAACAATATAGTTATTTTTCCAACTTGTTCCACCAACTACATGGTTTATGCCAAAAATCCGTATAATAAATATCTCCGTGACATAAAAACGCAGCGACATAACTATATGAACTCGCTGATGTAACGAGTATATCTGCTACAGTCATCGCAATAAATGTATCTTCTGTATTATCATCCAAATGCATCATCACATCTTTGCCTAATATTGGATGATTCATTATATCAAAGAAATTGTCGATTTTACCTTGCGAGTAGATATGAAATTGGATACGATTGGTCGGATCGTATTTCAAGTATGTGCCGCGGATTTTTAAAAGAGAGTTTATGTAATATTCGTTCGTATATTCTTCACCACCGTTGGGCCGAGTATCATCACAGTTCGGGCGTCTTATATGTACCGCAACATGATGAGTATATGTTGTATTATGTGAATCCTCACGTGAGATACGATATAACCGTGTTCTCTCTTGGGCCGTGTTTTTATTTTGCCAATAATAAGTTTTAATACGCTCCATACTTTTGCTCTTCATACACACATCTATGTTATTTTCAATATATTTGAAGATGTCATAGAAATTGGGAGTTAGTATCATACCCCCTTCCTTTCTCACGTCATCATAATTCATATAGTGCGTCTTTATATTCATGATTTCTTCTATATTCGAAATAAATGCTGGGTCATCTGTATAATTATGCGCGATCTTCTTCGGTGTTTTATATACGAATTCACCTTTTTCAAATTCTTCGGTGTATATACATGTCCAGATAATTCGCTGAAATTGAGCACCAAACCCGTCGTCAAACGGTATTGTAGAAAAGTATCGTTTTTGTAGTGGTTGAATGTCTGTCTCTATATACGATTCAGTTGTTATCGGTGCGACAAATTGACTTTCTTGGTTAAGTTCATATGCGTTTGGTTGTGTCTTGTCATTTCTTTCCGATGTAAGACGCCCGATATGACGATTCGTTATTTGATTATAAAATCCGGATAAAAACCCAAGTTGGGTCCATTTATTTGCGTAATCCATTTCAAAGAATTGATTGGGTGTATCATAATCACCGATCGCCAGTATTGCTTCAACATCGATGAGGGAAGGGCGAAAACTGTAATGCGGCCAATAGTGACAGTTCGAATATTCTACATCGTTACCGACATGTTTGTGTCGGTGTAGTGCCATTTCGTATGTCATATTTCGTATCATGCGGTGTCCTTGAATTTTATAATCCTTGATCGTCTCTCCATAATTACGATTGTACAGTATTTGGCGGACGTTATATCCGGAGTTTCGCGCGTCCGTCATCATTTGGGCGGCTTTCTCAATATAACTACCCGGTGTATGAAATAGAAAATCATCTTCCATATGTATCCAATAGTCTAGATTCGTTCGTAATTCGTTGAGTTTCTTCCAAATGATTTTCATACTGGCTCGGTGCCCTTTTTCGGTGGGGCCTTTCATATAATAATCTATCCAAGGATACTTACTCTTCATGATCGCGCGGTCGGATTCACTCGAATTATCGTCTACGCAATACCAATAATCAATCATATGAATATCATGCCACATATTTAAAATGGAATTCACAGTCTGTTGAAATAAATCAAAACGCTTACAAGTTGTGAATGTGATTATAATCCGCGGTGATATATGGTTATGTTTTACAATCGCATTTGTTTGATACGGGTTCATCTGTATTGCTGGTAGATGTTTATCAAGATAAGGTAATCTATCAATAGGCCGTGATAAATGAAACTCTTGAACGCTGCCGCTGCTGCCGCTGCCTCCGTCATTGCTAGTGATGTTTATTATTTCACATGGAGCAACAAGCGAATCTTTCACTTTCATAAAGAGGCGATTCCACGTGTCGATATCGTCATCGCTGTAACTATCATTTTTTGATGCGATAACAGAAAGAAAATGATCGACAATATAAAATAGCCGTAATATTTCGGAATAATCGTCTTCATCGAAAAAATTACGGTAAAATACAAGGTTATTATAAGTAGATGACATGTAGTGATATGCCATAATATTATGTCTAAGAATCGTCTTACAGCATTCGTAACCGCTTCGTTTATCCGATATATAAAATGCCGAAATCGAATTATTATATTCAATAATATCGTTATATTTATCTATTGAAAGAAATAGTTTATTCACAGGGTTCTTATTGTAATTTTTATATTTGTGATAAAGCGCATTAACCATCACATGATTGCTGTCCGCCCGAAGGCTTTCCATTAAACACGCAATACCTTCAATACGCTCTTCATCGTATTCTATCGTTTTACAATAATATTTTAGCATATTGTACTTGTCGCCCTTTTTGTCATATAGATTCCCGAGACACAAAGCACTATAATATTTTTCTTGGTTCCAATTGTTTTGTGATAGAACGCGGAGATACCATTCGATCGCTTTATCGATATATGCTGGACCAGCATCCATCCAGCTTTGTGCGCAATAAAATGCGTATCTCTCGGCGAGTGGGCGGCCACCACTACCACCGCCTCCACCGCCACCGTCGCTATTCGCATTTTTACATTCTTCATTAAATCCACGTTCTAGAACCGCAGCGTCTTTAATATATTTATCTGGGTCCAGATTACGACTACCTATACGCCCAGACTCGACATAATAGTTGCCTTGAATCGCGTGTGAACTTTCCTCTTTATCCACGCAGGCAATATATTCATGAAGCACGCCGACATACTTCCATCGTTTTCGGTTATTTACGATCAACGTTCGCATATACACGAAAGATTGCCCTAATTTCAATTGATATGCGTCATGTATAAGATCGCGTGGCATGCGAAAGTCGCCATGAATCGCGTCGTCTGCGTCGAAAATAAAGAGATAATCGGTTTTATTAAAAGCCATTTGAAGCGCGAGCGTACGATTGAACCCGAAATCACGCCATTCAACTTGCTCGATATATCCGGGTATGTTTCTCTGTTTGAAAAAGCCGCGGATGAGATCCATCGTATTATCAGTTGAACCTGTATCCGATATATAGTACGCATCGAACTCGATGTAATTACATAGATTATCTAGTGTTTTTACGATGATATGTGATTCATTTTTTACAATCATGTTGAGACATATTGTATAAGATTTAGACGGTTTGCGTGGTATTTCTACGTCACACATATAATCAACGACTTTTTGATTAGATGAAATATAATTATGTTTTTAGGTCGATTTTATTTTACAATCATATAATAATCATATAAAATGTCATTTACGCGATTTCGTGATGATCCTGACCGTATCAAAAAGCAACTTCAACAATCCACCGATGTAGGACGATATAGATTAAATGTTCCCGGACCCGGCGATAAACCGCTTTATTATGAAGACCCGTATGTTCGCGCACAATTCTGGGCTGGTAATATTATGACCAACTCTGTCGATGTTGAAGCGGAATTATTCGGTCTCTCGCGCCCGTTGAACCGCGACTCCGTCGACAATTATCATCATGATGAACGCGCATCTACTGCTACACGTACGAATGAAATGATACGTTGCCCTACTCGTGGCGGTAGTTCGGTGGAACAGACACGTGCCACACACCCCGCATGGATGTTACGCGATATCGAACAAGATAACTGGAAAATGCTTCACTTTGATCCACAAGAAAACGTGTTTATGCCGTTCTTTAATAATTTGAATACACGTGTCATCGAAAAGGACCGTTTTGTTTCACAAACAAGCGTTCCTGGTATTTCAGATGAAACCTATTACACGGTTCATCCGTCGAGTCGCAATCCTGCGCTGGAAGGTATGGTTGGGGGGCGACGCGATAATGAGCGTGGTTTAGGCGAAGGATTCGCCGGTGGCGGTGGCGGTGGCGGTATTCAGGATGTCGGCGATATTCGTCAGTTTAGCGGAACGAACGTCTTATTTTCATAGCGTTCAAACGAATACTACCATTATATGTATTTGAATATTATATGTATTAGAATATTATATGTATTAGAATAATATATATAATAATACCAGTAAGATAAAAATAACAAATGGCTGAAATCGCATTAATATTAGGAAGTCTTGGAGCAGCTTATATCGCATCAAACCGGAAAAACTCCCCGATGTTGAGCGAAGGTTATCGTAATCCGAATGCGAATAATGCCAGATATTTACCAAATATGAGTATTCCGACTACAAACTATCCGGTGATTCGTCCGAACACAGGAACGAATGTAAATGAATATAAAAATCCGAATACACCCACCGACCGATATTACGCAAGTAATGTGGATTATGATAAAATGTCGGCCGGTGTCGCCGGCGGTGTTGGAGGTGTAGGAATACTTCGCGGTATCCCCGAACGAGGACGCGATTTTTCGAATGACAGCAAAGACATTATCCAACGAACAGGTTCTAGCTCTAGAACCGGAGTCGTCGGAGAAGGTTTAGATACGCAGTTTGGGGATAACTATAGTAAAGATGGGTTCATGTCATTGACCGGAGCCCAAATCGACCCGTTGTCATTCACTCATAACAATATGGAACCCTATTATGGCGCGAAGATTCGCGGATCGACAACTGGTGCGAATATGCATGAGAACGTTCTTGATAATAAAATCGGCGGTGGGTCGCAATATGTCAGCAAAACTGAACAGGCGCCACTTTTCCGTCCTCAAGAAAATATGCATCATCCCAACGGCATGCCGAATCAAAACGACTTTTATCAGTCACGCGTCCTTCCAAGCATGAAAATCGCGAATGTGAAGCCGTGGGAGGAAGTGCGTGTTGGACCAGGGTTGGACCAAGGTTATAGCTCACAAGGCACGCTTGGATTCAATTCTGGAATGGAAGCACGAGAGAAATGGATTGACCGCGGTGTCGATGAGTTGCGCGTGAAAACCAACCCGAAGTTGTCATACACACTCGACGGACATCAAGGGCCCGCCGCTCATTACATCCAAACCGCGCCGACAACGGCCACTTTAGGACGAATGGAGAAGCATCTGCCCGATACATTCTATGTGAATACTCCTGACCGCTGGTTCACAACAACTGGTGCTGAGAAGGGTGAAACACAACGTGCGATCGAGATGGATCGTGAGAGTAACCGTCAGACAACGACTGCGGAGTATTTTGGTGCGACTGCTCCTGCTGATGGTGGAAGCGCGATGTATGCTCCTAAGAATTTCGAAGATACACGTCGTCAGGCGTATGATGGTAAGCCGATCATTAATCCTTATGCGGCAGAGAGGAATACTGCGACAGAGGCGGATTTCGGTCGTATGAGCTATAAATTTACGCATAATAACCGAACAACGGTTCGCCCGAATGAGATGGGCGGTATCCATGGTGCGCTTAAGGCGGTTATTGCGCCGTTGTTGGACGTTCTCAAACCGTCTCGTAAGGAAAACGTGGTGGGGAATGCGCGACTTTACGAGAATGCGCGTATGCCTGTTCCTGCTGCGGTGACCGCGACATTCAATCCCGCCGACCGCGCACCTACCACAATTAAGGAAACGACGGTTGGTTTAGTCGGATTCGACCACTTGAATGTGGAACGCCAGGCTGCTGCTGGTTATCTCATATCTCAGAATACACCGGAAGACACCGAACGCGCGACAACCAGCACCGACTATTTAGGAGCCGCGGGTGGTACTGCGACACGTATGGGAAATGGCCTCTATAACGCCGCGTATAACCAACGAAATAATGTGAATAAGACCTATAAAAATGTGACAAACCATGGGTCGATGTCTCTCTTCAATTCAAATACGAATGTTCAGATTGACCGCTTGGATGCGGACCGTGTGAGTAACCGTGCGATGGTAATGACGAACGCCCCTTCATCGATCCCCAGTATAGATATTTATGGCAAGATGACGATGCCGCAAACGTACGATGAAGGTAAGTTGAACGATCGAATTCAGCCGGACATCTTGAACGCATTTAGACAGAATCCATACACACATAGTCTTCAGACGTATTAACATAGTTAGTACCTAGCTTCCAGCCGTATATGTCTTTTTTCAGAGATAATTTTATAACATTATTATAGTTATAATATTATAATTACTATTTTTAATTACTACAAATGAACCTCCGTGAATTATTTCAAGACAAATACACGGTGATATTCGTTCTCATTTTAGTAATATTAGTGAGCATTTGGGTGTCACGTACATACCGAAATGGCGGGTTTAGTCGGTGGATTGCGCCGTCGGAAGGATATGGAACGGGGGTGATTGAAGGGATGACCGCCGTTACACCACCAACAACGCTCATGACATTATCGCATGATGTGAATGTCCCTTCATCTGGCAGCGCGACCGAAGGAAAAGTCATCCTTAATCGGTGTGAATTTATTCAGAATACTGTAATGAAATATCGCTTTATCTTCAAAACAACCGCAGGAACCAACTTAAAGGGCGGGCAAAATCCGGCCAAAACCATTAAGATAACGATACCGAGCATATATGCCAGCAATAGTGCCGCAACCGGCATGAGTTTGACCATGAAACTAAATAGTAGTAATGCGCCGGTGATTGAGACAATTACAGCTCCATCAGCCGGCCTTAGCGTCGCAACCGTAGGAACGAATTGTGAAATAACATATACCCCACAGCAAACCGCCGCGGATGTTGGACCCGCAACATATGAACTAGAATTAAACGGTGTAAAAACGCCGACGACAGCACCCGCAACACCAACAACTAATCAATATCTTACATTAGAAAATTCCGCCGAACCTGCCGGTTCTCAAACATTAGTTGCCGTAAATTTATATTCCACCGACGCAACGAAGATTGTTAAAATTTTCAGCAGTAAGACGTATGACTTGGACACAAATTATCAGGTGTGTCGTAGAATAACAACTACACCGTTGGCGAAATTAGTCGAGAGAGATGATTCGAATACCGAAACACCCGCCGGTAGTCAGACTGTCTTTAAATTAGATTTTGCTTTGACAAATCCGTTAAGTGTGGGGGATATGATGATGATAGAAATTCCGAACTTGATGCGCTTGGATGGCGTGAATCTGGAGATAAAACTGTTACAAGGTTCGAATTCTTTTGCTTATCGAAACTTGGCGTTTACGACTGCGTCACCGTCATTTGCGTCATTCGTATTGAGTGGAGATAATCCTGTTGCGGCGAATACGACTGCGACGTTGTTTGTATATGGCCTTCGAACTCCCGATACAGCGGTTCAGTCCTCTTCTAC